GCTCAAGCTCGACCTGGCGCCCTACGACCTGCGCACAGCCACGACGGTCACGCTGCACCCGGAGCAGGCCTCGCCGGTCACTCTCACCGCCACGACGCAGTACCAGCTGCAGCCGATCACGTCGGTCAACGGCACGTACACCTCAGTGCGCCTAGCCGGCAACATCGCAAACATCTGGCAGAGCGACTCGGCGCGTTTCTTTGGGTATGCGCAGCTGTCGATCGCCGGCGCTTGGGGCTTTGCCACGGTGCCCACCGACGTCAAGCAGGCCGCGATCATCGCCGTAGCCTCCGCCGTTCGTAAGGACGTGCCGGCTCTGGACATCGGCGACTACCTCAACGAGCCGCGCCAGATGACACCTGAGCGGCCAATCAACTACGCGCTGCCGGCCGCATCGCTTCGGATGCTGGGGCCCTTCAAGCGTCCGGGCATGGCCTGATGCCGCTCACCTACTACTCATCCGCGCCTGCGTTCAAGGCCGCGCTGCTTACGGCGCTCACCGCCCGCTCTGGCCTGTCAGGGGTCACCGTCAGCTACGGCGTCCCGCTCGGCGGTCCGCGCGAGTCAATCACCCTCGCGGACATCAGCGGCTCGCAGGAGTTTCGCACGATGGGCGGCCCGGTACCGAAAAAGGAAGAGAGCTATGTGCTCGACGTGTACGTGTCGGTGCTGCGCGAAGGCAATCAGGCGCAGACCTGCACCGAGCGCTGCTTTGCCCTTGCCGCCGAGATCGAAGACGAGCTGCGCACCAACATCACCATGAGCGGCACTGTCCGCGTCGCCGAGCTCTCGTCGCCTTTCAACCTTGAGGAATACGCCTCAGACCAAGCCCGTCAATCCGTACTGACGCTCGGCATACAAGCCGTCGAGCGCATCTAGGAGACACCTTGAAGACCGTCACATACCTCGGCCCGCACGAGGCCGTCTACATCCCGCTGCCCTCCGGCTTCTCTTACGAGTGCGACCGCGACGGCGACGTTGAGCTTCCCGACGACCTTGCCGACGAGCTGATCGCTCGCGGCGACTGGAAGCTCGCCAAGACATCCAAGAAAACCACGAAGTCCGATAAGGACGAGGAGTAACACATGGCAATCCGTTCAGGGCTCGCAGCACAGCTCGGCATCGGCGTTGAGTCCACTTGGGGCACCGCCGTCACGCCGACCCGCTTCTTCGAGTTCACCGACGAGAGCCTCGCTCTCAGCATCGAGCGCATTGAGTCCGAAGGACTCCGCGCCGGCAACCGCGTCCTGCGCAGCGACCGCTACGCAGTCGGCCAGAAGGCCGTCGAAGGCTCGGTAAGCATGGACATGACCGCCGAGAACAGCGGCCTGCTCTTCCAGCACGCCCTCGGCAAGGTCACCACCACCACGCTGTCGGGCTCGGCCAAGCAGCACCTCTGCGAGCTTGACGACCCCTACGCGCTCGGCCTCACCCTCGAAGTCGGCCGCCCGGGCAACGACGGCACCGTTCGCGCCTTCACCTACAACGGCTGCAAGATCAGCAGCTTCACGCTCAGCAACTCGGTCAACGAGCTGCTCACCGGCGAGTTCAGCTTCGTCGGCAAGGACGAGACCACCGGCTCGGTCACCTCGGCCAGCTACCCGTCCAGCCAGGAGCTGCTCAGCTTCGCCGGAGCGACCATCTCGCTTGCCGGCTCGTCCTACGAGTGCAAGGAAGCCTCCGTTGAGGTTGACCTTGGCCTTGACGCCGAGCGTTACATCCTCGGCTCGCAGACCATCAACGCGCCGGTCGCCGCTTCCATGACGGAGATCACCGGCTCGGTCACCGCTGAGTTCAAGGACCTCACCGCCTACAACCGCTTCATCAACAACACGCAGGCGGCTCTCACGCTCAAGTGGGAAGGCACCGCCATCACCGGCACCTACAAGCGCGGCATCACCGTCACGATGCCCGCCGTGCGCTTTGACGGCAACACGCCGTCGGTTGGTGGACCGGAGATTGTCGACGTGGAGCTCAACTACAAGGCGCTCTACAACGGCACCGATGCTCCCATCAGCATTGCCGTGGTGAACACCGACACCACTGCTTAGTTCGTCATGTCCTCCGGGCAGGGCGTTGTCATTGAGGGGTACAAAGAGACCCGTCAGGCAATCAAGAAGCTCAGCCCGGAGGCTGACAAGCAGTTCAAGGTCACCATGCGGGAAATCGCCGGTGATGTCGCTCAGGCGGCACGCGGCGAAGCAATCCGCAAGCGCCTGGTCGGCGAAGGTATGCGGCCGGCCAATCAGAAGGGCAAGCTCGTTCAGGGCATCAAGCGCGGCTCGGTCACGATGGACCGCGCAGAGATCAAGTCGACCGCCTTCCGGGAGTACGACGACCCTTCCATCCGTGGCAATTACAACCGCCGCCGCAACCGTGCCGGAGCCCTCCGGCGCAGTTACGTCGGCCGTGACTTCATCTACCCGATGGTCTACGAGTACGGAGACCGAGGGCAAGGCACCTTCGGCGCCAGGGCGTTCCTAAACCCGGCGCTGATGAAGTCGAGGGACATGATCGAGAAGCGGTTCCTCGAGGCAATAGACGACGCCGCCCGCAAGGCCGGCTTCAAGTAACCGAGAGAGAAGGAGCAGGGAATGAAGATCAAGTGCCCGGCGGGCGAGTTTGAGCTGCCCGAAGAGCTCACCTTCAAGGAGATGCAGCAGATCAAGGCCATCAGCGGCCTCAATCCTGCTCAGATCCCTGACGCACTAGACGAGGGCGACCCGATGCTGGTGGTGGCGTTCGTCATCATCGCCGGCGGCCGTTCCGGCAAGCGCCTGTCCGAAGAGAAGGTGATGGGCTGGACGCTCGGCGACATTGAGTTCGTCACCGAGGAAGAAGAAAAGCCCAAGCGCACCGCCAAAAAGAAGGCCGAAGACGAGGACCCTACGAGCGCCTGACCGCTAGGGGGCTCTGGACGCCGACTTTGGCGCGGGTCTACGGCGTCAGGCCTTGGGAGATGGACGAGTTCACCGCAGGGGAGATAGCTCGCATAGCTGACGACATCAAGCAGATGAAACGACAGGAGAGTTCCTGAGTGGCAACTCGTAGCTCCGCGCTGAAAATCAACATCCTCGGCGACTACGACTCGCTACGTAAGGCCGTCACCAAGAGCGTCGGCCAGGTCGATCGTCTTGATAAGTCGGTCAAGAAGTCCAGCAAGACAACCTTCCGCGACATGGGGAAGGCTGCCTTGGGTGCTGCCGCTGGCTTGGGGGCCATCGCGGTCGCCGGCAATGAAGTCAAGAAGTCGATCAACGACACCGTTGACCTCGCCAAGGCGACCCGTCAGCTGCAGCGCGCCACCGGCCTTGCCTCCGAGGACGCCTCGCGCCTGGCTGCCGTATTGAAGGTGAGGGGAATGAACACCGACAAGCTCGGGCGTTCGTTCACCACGCTGGCCCGCAACGTCGAAGCTGCCAAGACCGGCACCGGCGGCGCAGCCGACGCGTTCGCCAAGCTCGGCGTCTCGCAGAAGGCCCTAGCGCAGGGCAACATCAACCAGATCCTCGTTCAGGCCGCCGATGGCTTCAAGAAGCTCGGCGACGGTACGACCAAGGCCTCGGTCGCCCAGCAGCTCTTTGGACGCAACAGCCGCGACCTGTTGGCGTTGCTTGAAGGCGGCTCACAGAAACTTCGGGAGCAGCTGCAGCTCGCACCGCAGCTCACCCAAAAACAGCAGGAACAGGCCCTTTCGCTTGTTACCGCTCAGCGCAACGTGCAGCTGGCGCTCATGGGAGTGCGCACCGAGCTTGCCGTTGCGCTGCTGCCTTACCTGCAGAAGGCCGCCAAGTTCATCACCGAGATGTTTCAGGGCGGCGATACGCAGGGCGGCCGTTTTGCGGCCAAGCTCAAGGAAATCTGGAAGTCGTTGCAGCCGATCGTGGTCTCCTTTGGCCGGGTCGTCAAAGCCATCTTTGAGTTCGCGGCCGCTAATCCCAAGCTTGTGCAGATGGCCGCAGCGCTTGCCGCCGTCGGGCTTGCCATCAAGGGCATGAAGTTTGTCAGCGCCATTAGCGGCCTGACGACGTTCATCGACACCGCCAAAGCCCTCGGCGGGCCGCTCAAGAAGCTCTTTGCCAAGTTCGGCACTCGCGCTGGTGGAGCCTTCGCCGCAGAAGCCGCAGGCAACATGGCCGCTGACATGACCACCGCAGTCGGCCCGAGCGGCAGCCTCGGACGCATGGGCGGCAAGAAGGGCGCCTTTGGCAAGTGGGGCCGGGCAATGGGCAACGCCGCACGCGTCGCGTTCCTAGCCGGCTTCTTCTACCTGCTCTACCAAGGCATTGAGGGGATCATCACCTCAATCAAAACCAAGACCTCGCAGCTGAGTCAGTCGTTGCTCGGTCCGTATGTCGGTGGCCTGATGGATCAGGTCATCAACAACTCAAACAAGACAGGCGGCAGCGGTCGCGTAAAGGGCCGCGTACCCAAGGGAGCTATTCCGCGTCGCCGTGGCGCTACCGCCAAGGGCAGCTCGGTTATGGGTTTTGCTCGCGGCAACGGTGGTATGCGCGGACCTTCCGCAAGCAACCCGGCTCGGTCGTGGCTCAATAGCTACGGCGGCGACGTTGAGGCCC